ATAGGAGAAAGATTTACCATTCACTCTGAAAGTAAAAAAGGTGGTAAAGGTAAATATGTTGTAAGAATACCTAAACACCTTAGATGGCTTATGAATGGCTATATGTATGGTTGGGTTGATAAAGAACACTGTATATTACTAAAACCATTACCAACGTACTATAAATTAATTAGTTTTAATGGTCATGGGGCATTAGTTGAGCATAAGGAGGAAGAGTAATGGAATTAAGAAGAATAGAAGATAATGTCACTCAATTAAAGGTATCAAATAAAAATAATGAATTTTTAATAAATCAGTTAAAGTTTGTTGGAGCAGTACCAGTCAAAGAAAGTAAAACCTATACCTACTTTAGATTTAATGGAAGCTTTGAAGAGTGTAGAAAATATTTAGGGATAGGTTAATGAATAATTTGAATATATTATGAGGTAAACATGTTAGAGAAATTAGCTATTAAATTTATTAGTTGGAACTTAAGACAAAAAGGAATTAATAACTTAGAGGTAGTTATACGTAGTGATGGGGTTGTATTATATACACGAAATAAAGAAAGAGAAGAAAGCATAAAAGAAGTCATTTCTAAAATTAAGTAGTGAATAATTTGAAATAAATGCGAGGAAGAAGGTGAGATATTTTGAAAGAAAATGATTGTAGTAAATGTCCTTATTATCGTTGGGAAAGAGATTACTGGGGAGAATGTGACGAATATTGTTTAATAGGTTGTAATTTATTCAAGCCTTGTAAAAAGTCTATGTTAATAAGAAAAATAATTAACTTAAAATTATCAATAATAGATTGTTTTTATGAATGGAAAATATAAAGAAACAACAAAAGAGAACTAAGGATTGAGAATAGTAGCGAACAATTCAAAAATATTGAAAAAGAATGTAAAAAACATGGGGTGATGAAATGAATATAAGTATAAAAAAGAAAATAGAAAATGATTTAAGAGAATACCCATTTCTATTAATTGCAGTAGATGCTGGAGGACTTGGTTATCCTACTAATCATGAAATTGTTAAAGATGTTAAGCATCCTAGTACAATGAAAGGAAGCTTTGTTGAAAGTTGTGTAATTGATGAAGAGTATAATAAAAAGAAAGTTGATAAAATTACAAGAGCTTTAGAGTTATTAGATATAACAGAGAAAGAAATTGTTGAGGAATGTTATTTTAGAAATACCTATACTAATCAACAAATAATATCTAATATGTGCATTAGTAAGGCAAAATTCTATAAGGTTAAGAATGATTCATTAAGAAAAATTGCAATTTCTTTAGGATATTTGTAAAAAAAGAAAAAATAAAGACAAAATAAAAACAAAATAAAGACAAAAAAGTGGAAATTAAAAAGAACTTATACTACAATAAATGTAAGATGTTATAAATATAAAATTAAATAAAATCCCATTTAAACAAAAGCACTTAAGTGAAATTCTTAGGTGCTTTTATTTGAGGAGAAGAAGGTGAGAGTGTGAAAATAAAAGTAATAGATATAATTAAAGAAACTCAACCAGATACTTATAGTAGGTTAAAGGCTAATAAAAAAAGACACTCTAAAAAAGAGCTTACTAAAAGAGATTATGAGGAGTTAATGAAAAATAGTTCATACAAAAGAGTTACTGGTGGAGCTATTAGACAGGTGAGATAAATGAATTTTGTTGAACCTATAAGAGATGCAGATGTATTTCATGATATTCAGGCTACTTTGAAAAGAGAGAATATGAGGAATTACACTTTAGTAATGACTGGAACATATACAGGATTAAGAATATCAGATATTTTAAAATTAAAAGTTAAAGATGTAAAAAACAAGAAATACATTGATATTAGAGAAAAGAAAACTGAAAAAAGAAATATAATTGAAATCAGCCCAATATTAAGGACTGTGTATAAAGATTATTGTTTAGAGATGGATGATGAAGAGTATCTATTTAGGAAAAGTAATATAAATAAACCTATAGGAAGAGAACAAGCATGGAAGATCATGAAAAATATAGGAGATAGGTTTGGTATTGAAAACTTAGGAACACATACCTTAAGAAAGACATTTGGTTTTCATTATTATAAACAGACTGGAGATATAGCAACTTTAATGCAGATGTTCAATCATTCTAAAGAAAGTATTACTTTAAAATATATTGGAATAACCCAAGATACAATGAATAAAGCAAGAAGAGATTTTAGGATCTAAAAGCTTTTTATTTAGAGTAATAGTAAACATATTGAGGTAACGTTAATTGTATAAAAATGAAAAGTGCTTTAAAGCTAGAAAAATAAATATATTAAAGATAGTTTTAAAAAGTTAACACAATATGAATTATGTTGATTAATAGCCTAATATTTGTTATTTTATAGATAGATAAGTATTAGGAGGAATAATATGGGGTTTAGTTACAGAAAGAGTAAAAAAATAGGGCCTTTTAGAGTTACTGCATCAAAGAGTGGAATTAGCGCTAGTGTAGGCATGAAAGGCTATAGAGTTACAAGAAAAGCTAACGGGAGAATTCAAACTACAACAAGTATACCAGGAACAGGAATAAGGTATACAAAGCAGGTTAGCAGAAATAAAGGTTATAATTCTGCAAAGAGAAATAGAATTATTCATAGCAGAAATTATTATAAAGTGTTATATATATTAGCCAATATTACAAGTATTATATTAGCTATTTTAAGTTTATTATTACTACTGGTTGTATTACCAATAGGTATTATATCATCAGCATTAACAGTATTTATTTTTCTTGTTGGCAAGGAAGGCAAGAAGATATATTTAAACTATGATCAATTAAATAAAGAATAATTAATAGCGCTTATAGTATAGGTGATTTTATTTTGGAGTTAATTATGGATGTAATAGAACTAGTTAATTGGATAACCAAGCTAATAAGAGATAATAATATACACGCTTTCTATGTATCAGGTTTATGGAAGAAGCTAAGGAGAGAAGTATTAAATGAGGCTAACAATGAGTGTCAGATATGTAAGAGTAAAGGTGAAGTTTCTATAGCTACTACAGCTCATCATATAAAACATCTTAAGGAGCATCCAGAGTTAGCATTAACTAAGAGCAATCTAATGGCTGTATGTAATGAATGTCATAATGTACTACATCCTGAAAAACATTTTAAATATAAAAAGAAAATTCCATTGAATGAAGAAAGATGGTAGATACCCCCGGGTCAAAAAATTCAAAAAACTTTTGGCCAGGAGAGAACGGTATAAGAGGGAGGACAAAACAACTTTTTTATACTTTTATGTGAGGGGGGTATATTGCATACAAAAAAATGTATGCAAAATTAGGGGAATGAGGTGGTGAATATGAATGAAAATGAAAGATTAAAAATAAGGCAAAGTGCTGAAAAAGACTATAATCTTGGGATGAAGTATATAGATATTTCTGCAAAATATAATGTATCTATAAATACGGTTAAATCTTGGAAGCAAAGATACGGTTGGAAGCGTGAAAGCATACAAAAATATGAGTGCAATAAAAATAGTATGCAGTATATGGGAAATACTCTTTTTTTAGAAATTAGAAAAGATTTAATGACACAATTAGAGAATAATAAAACATTTGGAAAACATTTTGAGGATCTTGTTAATGATTATATGGAGTTGTGGAATATTAAAAATAATTTAATTCAAGATATAAAAGAGCGTGGAGTATCTGTTGAATGGAGTAATGGAAAACAAACAGGTATAAAGAAGAATGACAGCATAGCTGAACTAAATAAAACAAGTGCCCAAATGCTTAAACTATTAGGTGATTTAGGAATAAAACCAAGCCCATTAGATAATGGGGATGATGATGATGAATTGTAGCCATGTACCAGAAATTCAAAACTATATTGATTTGGTTAGAAGTGGGACAATAGAAGTTTGTAAGGAGCAATTACAATTAATTGATTATGTGGAGAAATGCTTTAGAGAAGAAAGTCTATTTGTAGATGAAGAAGAATTAAGAAGATATTTAAGTTTAGAGAAATACTTTCCATTTGAATTATTAGAATGGGAAGTATTTTGTTTTACACTTCATAATTGTACTTATTCTAAACCAGGTATATTAAGATGGCCAGACCTATTCATATTAGTAGGCAGGGGAGCAGGTAAAAATGGTTACTTGGCATTTGAAGATTTTTGCTTAATATCTCAATATAACAAAGTTGATAAATACCATATAGATATTTGTGCGAATAGTGAAGAGCAAGCTATGACATCTTTTAATGATGTTTATGATGTTCTTGAAGCTAACAAGAAGAAATTGGAAAAACATTTTCATTGGAATAAAGAAGTAATAAAAAATAAAAAAAGTGGTTCAGAATTAAGATTTAGAACATCAAATGCAAAGACTAAAGATGGTGGTAGACAAGGTAAGGTTGATTTCGATGAATATCATCAATATGAGGACTATAAAACTATTCAAGTTTTTAAAACTGGACTTGGTAAAAAGAAGAATCCAAGGACAACTATCATTACTACAAATGGGGATGTTAGAGAAGGTCCATTAGATAAGCTTATTGAAAGAAGCAAACAAATATTACAAGGCGCTACAAGAGATAATGGATTAATTCCATTTATATGTAAACTTGATGATGAAAAGGAAGTAGATAATCCTAAAATGTGGGATAAACCTAATCCTAGTTTGCATAGATTTCCAGATTTACAACAACAAATACAAAGAGAGTATGTAGATTATAAAGAAGATCCTATAAGTAATTCATCATTTATGACTAAAAGAATGAATATACCAAAGGGGAATAAAGATGTAGAAGTTACATCATGGGAGAATATATTAGCGACTAATCAAGAGATTCCTAATGTAGAAGGAGGAAGTTGTTTAGTTGGGATTGATTATGCAAAGACAACAGATTTTGTTGCTGCAGGTCTATTATTTAAGTATAAAGAAAAATTTGTATGGATAACTCATAGTTGGGTTTGCGAAAGTTGTAATGATTTAGGAAGAATAAAGGCTCCTCTAAGGGAGTGGGAGGAACAAGGGTATTTAACTTTTGTACCTGGACCAGAAGTTCCGCCAGACACCCCAGCTTTATGGTTAGCTGAAAAAGCTAAAAAATACAATTTAACCACATTGTGGATGGATAACTATAGATATACATTATTAGCAAAGGCTTTGAGAGAAGTAGGCTTTGATACTGATAAAAAAGGTAACAACAATATTAGATTAGTTAGGCCATCAAATGAAATGTTAATATCTCCAGTGATAACAAGTGCATTTGCAAATCATAATATTATTTTTGGAGACAATCCATTAATGAGATGGTATACAAATAATACTTGTTTAATAACTTCACAAGCTGGAAATATGACCTATGGAAAAATAGAACCTAAAAGTAGAAAAACTGATGGGTTTAAAGCTTTTGTTGCAGCTATGTGTGGTTCAAATGATTTAGAGGATTGCTCAAAGTCATTTGATATAAATGATTTTGAGTTAGGTGTATATAGTTATTAAAAATAAGAACATTATAGATAAAATTACAAAGCCTATTTATAAGGCTTTTTATTTTACCCTGAAAGGGGGTGAGGAATTGAAAATAATAGATTTTATTAAGGATATTTTTGGTGGTAAAGATGAAGTTAGATTAATCGAAAAAATATCTGAGGAATCAACTAAATTAGCAATAGAAGAGTTTGCAATAAATGTAGCGATTAATCTTATAGCTGGATGTATATCAAAATGTGAATTTAAAACTTATTTAGATAATAAGGAAGTAAAAGAAGATGAATATTACATGTGGAATATAGAGCCTAATAAAAATCAAAATTCAAGTGAGTTTATCCAGGAGTTTATTTACAAATTACTTTATAGAAATGAAGTTTTAATTGTAGAAGTTAATGATCAATTAATAATTGCAGATAGCTTTTATCAAAATGAATATGCATTGATTGAGAATGTCTTTGAAAATGTGACTAGAAAAGATTTTACGTTTAATAGGAAATTTAAAATGTCTGAAGTTTTATATTTTAAAAATAGCAACAAAGATATAAGAGCTTTAGTTTCTAATCTAAACAATGGATATAGAGATTTATTAGATAGTGCCATAGGAAAATATAAACGTTCAGGTGGGAGAAAAGGAATTGCTGAATTAGATACCATTGCAAAAGGTGATGAAGAACAGAAAAGAAGAGTATATGAACTGTTTGAAAAGAAATTCAAGAAGTATTTTGAAAGTGAAAATGCTGTTTTAAGTATACCTAAAGGAGTTAAATATACTGAACAGAATGGTGAAGGAAGTAAGAAGTCAACAAGTGATATGGTTGACGTACAAAATCTTATCAAAGAAATTTTTGATAGAGTAGGGCAAGGTTTTAAAATTCCACCAGCATTAATGAGAGGAGATATAGCTGATGTTGATAAAGTAACAAATAATTTTTTAACATTTGGTATTGATCCTATAGTTGATTTAATAAATGAAGAAATTAATCGAAAGAGGTACGGGAAAGCTATTCTGAAAGGTTCTAGATTAGAAATTGATACTACATGTATTAAGCATATTGATATTTTCTCAGTTGCAGAAAAAATAGATAAGCTTATATCAACAGGGATGTATTCTATTGATGGATTATTAGAGAAAGTTGGGGAAGTACCATTAGGAACAGAGTGGAGTGAAAAGCATTGGATAACCAAAAATTATTCAGATATAAATCAAATAGACTTGAAAGGAGGTGAAGATAATGAGCAAAAAAATATGGGAATTTAAGCAGTTAGCGAGCAATCCAGATTCAGTTGATTTATATGTATACGGAGATATAGAAAGTGATTCTTATGATTGGTGGTGGGATGAAATGATAGAAAGTGAGACTAGTGCGAATCATTTTAAGAATGAACTTGGAAAATACTCAGAAGTTAAAGAAATTAATTTATATGTTAATAGCTATGGAGGTTCAGTATATGAAGCAATGTCTATTAGAAATCAATTGAAAAGACATAATGCTAAGGTAATAGGCATAGTTGATGGTTTTGCAGCAAGTGCAGCATCTTTTATTCTTACTGGATGTGACATAGTGAAAATGTATAGTAATACAATGCAAATGGTTCATAATATGTGGATGCCTGCTTGTGGGAATGCTTCACAATTAAGAAAGTCAGCAGATGATTTAGATAAAATAATGGAAGGCAATAGAAAGGCTTATATTGAAAAGTCTAATGGAAAATTAACAGAAGAAAAGTTAATTGAATTATTAGATGGAGAAAGTTGGTTAACTGCAGAAGAATGTTATCAATATGGATTATGTGATGAAATTATAGATGATAATGTTGATTTAGAGGTAGCAAAGCAAATGATGCAAAAGGTTAATAAAACTTTTGAACAACAAGTTAATTACAATAAAGCTTTGATGAAAATGTTAAAAGAAGATTCCAAAGCGAAAGATCATAATAAAGGTGAAATACCTAAACAAAAAACTAATGCAGATAAATTAAAAATGATATTTAAAAATAAAATGAAAGAAGGTAAATAAAATGGGAATGAAAAGTAAAGATTTATTAAGACAAGAATTAATGACAAATCTATCAAAGGCAATGCAATCAGAGGATGAAGGAGCAATAGCACAAGCATTTACTGACTTTGCCGAATCTGTACAACAAAGTGTATTAGAAGATGTAAAACTATATCAACAAACTGCTGATAAAGAAATTTTAGCTAAAAGAGGAATACATCAATTAACTCAAAAAGAAATGAACTTCTATCAAGGAATAATAGATGCTATGAAGTCTGATAATGTTAGACAAGCATTTACAAATATAGATGTAGCATTTCCTGAAACAATTATTGATAATGTAATTGCTGATATAAAAGCTGAACATCCATTATTAAATATAATTAACTTCCAAAATACAACAGTATTAACGAAGATCGTAGTAAATAAAAAAGGAATTCAATTAGCTAAATGGGGGGCTTTAGGAAGCGCTATAAGCAAAGAGTTAGAAGGAGCTATAGGGAAAATTGATTTAACACTATGCAAATTAACTGCATTTATGCCTATTTCTAAAGATATGTTAGCAGTTGGGCCAGAATGGATTGATGCATATGTTAGGGCAACATTAAGTGAAGCAATTGCACATGCACTTGAAAAAGCAATTGTAACAGGTACAGGTAAAGATGAACCAATAGGAATGGATAGAGATGTAAGTGATAGTGTAAGTGTTAGTGGAGGAGTTTATCCTAAAAAGACGGCTAAAAAAATTACAGACTTATCTCCAAAGACATATGGAGAGTTATTAAGTATTTTAGCTACAGATCCAGTAGATTCAACAGGAAAGAAAACAAGAACAGTAGATTCAGTTGTATTAATTGTTAATCCAAAAGATTATTTTACAAAGGTAATGCCAGCTACTACTGTACAAGCTACAGATGGAAGTTATAAAAATAATGTATTTCCATTTCCAACTATAGCAATACAAAGCTCTGGGGTAGATGAAGGTAGTGCTATAATTGGATTACCTAAAAAATATTTCATGGGAATTGGAGCAGGAACTAATGGTGGTAAAATAGAGTATTCGGATGAATATAAATTTTTAGATGATGAAAGAGTTTATATAAATAAGCTTTATGGAAATGGAAGAGCATTAGATGATAATGCATTTATATTGTTAGATATTACTGAATTAGAAACAGCTACAATTCCTGTTACAGTAAAGGGTACTGTAAAGACTAAAGAGCAAGCAGAGTAATGAGGTAGTCAAATGCCAGATGGATTATTAGATGATGTAAAAGATTATTTGCATATATCATGGGTAGATGAAAAAACTGACAAAAATATAACTGGTATGATTAAAAGAGGAATGGCATATTTGCAAAAGATTGCAGGTGTGCCATCTTTAGATTTTACGCAAGAAGATGCTCCAAAATCGCTATTACTTGATTATGTAAGATATGCAAATTCCCAAGCACTTGAACTTTTTGAAACTAACTTTAGAGGAGAATTATTATCTTTACATTTGGAATATCAAGCTAAGGGAGTTAATTTAGATGAAGCTTAAACCTAATAATATAGAATTTGTAAGCTTTTCTGATGGGGTTTGTGATATATATTATGAAGATAATGAAGGTAATAAAGAATATAAATATAATTCATTAGGTTTTACAAATAGAGTTCTTGGTTATAATAGATATTTTACAGCAAAAGCGAATCAAGTAAAGGTTAATGCTGTAATAAGAATACCTAAAGTCAATGGAATAGATACCCATGATGAAATTGAGATAAGAGGAGTAGGAAGATATTCAATTGAATTAATACAAGAAATATTTGAAAGTAATCCACCATGCTTAGATTTAACACTAAAACAATTAGAAATATTTGAGGTGAATAAATGACTGTAGATGAATTTGTAGCAGCATTATCTAAAGAATTATCTAGTTATTCAGAAGAAATAACTGAAGGAATAAAAAAAGCTGTTGATACAGTTGGGAAAGAAACAAATGCAGAGATTAAAAAGCATGTAACTTTTAATCAAATTACTGGTGATTATGTAAAATCATTTAGAGTTAAAAAAGTATATGAAAGCAAAAATAAAAAATTTAAAACATGGTATGTTGCAAATGGCAATCATAGATTAACGCATCTTTTAGAAAATGGACATGAATTATGGCAAGGGGGGAGAGCTAAAGCTTACCCACACATTAAATATGGAGAGAAGCTTGCTAGAAAAAGAATGGAGGAATTATCTATGGAGGCTATTAAAAATGCAAATAAACGTTAAAGAAATGCTAGAGGAAACTGGATTAAAGGTTGCTGAAGATTGTTTTTTAAGAGCTCCAGCACTTCCATATATAGTTTTTTTAGAAAAATCAAATTGTAATGGAGCAGATAATAAAGTATTTATTTTAGAAAGAGATATAACAGTTGAATTATATAGTTCTAGAATTAATAGAGAAAAAGAAAATGAACTTGAAGAAATATTTATTAAAAATTATATAGACTTTAGAAAAAATCGTATATGGATTGATAGTGAAAAAGTATTTCAAACAGTATATGATTTTAGTTTATATGAAAAGAAGTAAGAGGTGTAACAAATAATGAGTGATAAAATTGTTTTAGGAAGTGGAGATGTATATTTTAAAGAGTTTACAGGAGAAATTCCTGCAAATTCTGTATTAGAGACAGAAGAAAATAAATTAGGTTATATTCAAGGTGGAGCTACATTAGAGTACAAACCTACTTATTATACTGCTAAAGATGATTTAGGAGTTGTTCAAAAAACCATTATTACAGAAGAAGAAGCAACAATGAAAACTGGAATATTAACATTCAACGGAAAAACATTGGCTGTATTATGTGAAACGGGAAGAGTTTCTGAAGTTGGAAAGATAAGAACTGTTAAAATTGGTGGAGTTAAAAATGCAAATGGTAAAAGATATGTAATACATTTTCACCATAAAGATAAAGTTGATGGTGATATAAGAGTTACTATCGTTGGTAAAAATGAAAGTGGATTTTCATTAGCCTTTGCTAAAGATAAAGAAACTGTTATTGATGCTGAATTTAAGTGTCAACCACAAGATGGAGAAGGGACTCTTATTAAATATCAAGAAGATATTCCTGAATCAAATCAATTACCAAGTAGATTAAAAAGTGAATAATAAGATTCAGAATAAAATAATAAAAGCTAGGAATATATTTTGTTCTTAGCTTTTAATTTTGGAGGATGATATAAATGGCAAATTTAAATTTTAATAATATACAAAAACAATATTTAATAGTTACTCTTAGCGATAAGAAGAAAACTACTATAATGGTGTGCAATCCATCAAAAAAATTATTAACAGAAATAACTTCAATTGATTCATTAATAAGAAGTATTGACAATGATTCAACAGGTGAAAATGAAATAGATGCACTTTATGAAGTATGTGCAAAGGTTATGTCTCGTAATAAGGGGAATATAAAAATAGAAAAGGAATTATTAGAAGATATATTTGATATAGAAGATATAATGATTTTCTTTAAAACATACATGGATTTTGTGAGTAGCCAGGCAAAAAACTAGATCTCCCTTACTATCCATTGCAGGAAAGTGAGGGACATAGATATGAAATAAGTTCTTATTGGGAGCATTTAGTAAGTGACTATACTGGATTAAACATACTAGAAGTAGAAGAATTAGATTTTATTGATTATTTAAGATATAGAAGAGATGCTTTCATTTATTCATGCAATAAAACTGAAAAAGGTCAAGAGTATTTAGATAATGCATGGAGGATTTCTCAAACTAAGCCAGAGAGACAAAGGCTTAGAGAAAATTTCGGTAGAAAGGAGGAATAGTATATGGCTAAAAATTTAAAAGGTATTACTATTGATATTGGTGGTAATACAGAACCTTTAGAAAAAAGTTTAAGTTCAGTTAATAAAACCAGTAGATCTTTACAAGTTGAATTAAGACAAGTTGAAAAACTGTTAAAATTAGATCCTACTAATACAGAATTATTAGTTCAAAAACAAAATTTATTAGCTGATTCAATTAGCTCTACATCTGAAAAATTAGATGCATTGAAAGCAGCAGAAGCGCAAGTTCAAGCTCAATTTGAAAGAGGAGAAATTGCTGAAGAGCAATATAGGGAATTTCAAAGAGAAATTATAAAAACTGAAAATGAATTAAAAAATATGAAAAGTGCTTTACAAGTTGCAACAAGAAATCTTAATGAGTTTGGAGATAATAATGGTGTAGCTAAGGAAGAATCAGAAAAACTTAATAAGAGTATTCAGGAACAAAAAGAAGCTTTAGAATCTGAAAAAGAAGCGTTAAAGCAAGCAGAGGAAGCTCAAAAGAAACATGCAGAAGAAGTAAATAAAGCTAAGAAAGAATTAGATGATTTTAAAGGGAGTGTTGAAGAAGTTGCTAATAAAGTAAAAGTAGGAGCTTTAGCTTTAGGTGCAGCAGGAGTTGCAGGAGCAACATATGCTGTAAAATTATCTAATGATTTTGATAAGGCATTTAATATTTTAATAACTAAAACTGGTGCAGCAGAAGATGAATTTAACTCATTAAATGAAGCTATGGAAAATGTATATGCTAATAATTTTGGTGAAAGTATAGAAGATGTAGCAAATTCTATGGCTATAGTAAAAACTAATACTAAGCTTACAGGAGATGAATTACAACTTGCTACTGAAAGAGCATTATTATTAAGAGATACATTTGAATTTGATATTAATGAGTCTACACGTTCAGCTAAAATGTTAATGGAGCAATTTGGATTATCTTCAGATGAAGCGTTTAATTTAATAGCCCAAGGTGCTCAAAATGGATTAGATAAAAATGGTGACTTATTAGATACTATAAATGAATATTCTGTACATTTTAAAGATGCAGGATATAGTGCTGAAGAAATGTTTAATTCCTTAATAAATGGTACAGAAGCAGGAACATTCTCAGTTGATAAGTTAGGAGATGCAGTTAAAGAATTTGGAATAAGAATGAGGGATGGTTCAGCGAATGATGCAATTAAAGAGCTTGGTCTAAATGTTGATGATGTTACAAAAAGATTTGCACAGGGTGGTGAATCTGCTTCATCTGCAATGGGTGAAGTTACAGATGCATTATTTACATTAGAAGATCCTTTAAAGAAAAATGAGCTTGGAGTAGCAATGTTTGGTACCATGTTTGAGGACTTAGGAGCTGCTGGAGTTGAAGCATTAATGTATATAGGAGGAGAAGCTGATAGGACAGCAACAACATTAAATGATATAAATAATCAGAAATATGATGATATTGGTTCGGCTATATCAGGATTAGGAAGGGAGTTACAGGTAGGTGTTATAGAGCCTTTAGGTGAAGAACTTAAACCAAGAGTTGAAGAGGTTATATCATATATACAAGAAAATGGGCCAGAAATAAAAGAGATTTTAAGAGGAATAGTTGAAAAAATAGGTGAATTTGTAGGATTTATAGTTAACAATTCATCTATAATAATATCAACTATAACAGGAATAGCTACAGGATTATTAGCTTGGAATGTTGCTTCAATTATACAGGGTGTTGTTGAATCAATAAATGCGTTTAAAAAAGCAAATGAAGGAGCAAGTATAGCACAATTGGCATTGAATACTGCAATGAATGCAAATCCAATAGGAATAATAGTTTCAATAATCGCAGGATTAATAGCTGCAGTAATAGCATTATGGACTACAAATGAAGATTTTAGAAATGCGGTAATAGAAATATGGAATAATATAAAAGAGGTTGGTATAGCATGTTGGGAAGCGATATGTAAATTTTTTACCGAAACAATACCAAATGCATGGAATTCTTTAGTTAGTTGGTTTCAAGGAATACCAGAATGGTTTAAAGGTATATGGGATAGTGTTCTTTTAAAATTTCAAGAATGGGGAAAGAATATAAGCAATTTCTTTACTACTACAATACCACAAATTATAGAAAATGTATTTAATTGGTTCAATGAATTGCCGTATAAAATAGGTTATGCTTTAGGCTATGCATTAGCTAGTATTGTACAATGGGGTGTTGATACTTGGAACTATTTAATTACTAATGTACCTATATGGATTGAAAATGTAGTAACATTCTTTTCACAGTTACCAGATAAAATATGGAATTGGCTATTAAATGCATATAATAATGTTGTTTCTTGGGGAAGTAATATGTTTTCTAAAGCTATTGAAGTTGGAAGTAATTTTATAAGTAATATCATAACATGGATACAACAATTACCTGGAAAATTCTCAACTTGGTTAAGTGATACTATTTCTAAGGTTGGAACATTTGCAAGTAATTTAGGAAATAAAGCATTACAAGCTGGACAGAATATGGTTAATAATATAGTTAATGCTGTTAAAAATTTACCTTCTAAGATGAAAGAAATAGGAAAGAATATTGTAGAAGGTGTATGGAATGGTATTACAGGTATGGGAAGTTGGATATCAAGTAAAGTTTCAGGATTCTTTTCAGGCATAGTTGATGGAGCTAAAAAAGCTTTAGGCATACATTCACCATCTCGTGTTTTTAAAGATCAAGTCGGTAAATATATAGCTGAAGGTGTTGGAGTTGGAATAGAGGAAAATAGTTCTGGAGTAATGGATCAAGTTAGAAAAATGAATGCTGGAATATTAGATGAAAGTAAAAATATAGATTTAGTTTCATTGAATAGAACTATTGATAATACAATAACATATAAAACATCAAATATTACTACTACTGAGAGTAGTATATCGAATAAAAATACCCCTGAAAATGCAATATTTCAAATTATAGCAGATGGACAAGTATTAGCTGAAGTAGTTACCCCATATCAAGATGTACTGAATGGTGGAAGATTACAATTAGCTGGGAGGGGGTTAGTTTTACCTTGATTAAAGTATATGGAATTATTAAAAATAATAAACATTCATTTGATGACTTTGGATTATGGATAGTTGATAAACAAATAGATCCTCCAGCAAAAAAAAGAATAACATCATCTATTCCATATATGAATGGAGTTTATGATTTTTCGCAGATATATGGAGAAATAACTTATGAAGAACGTACATTAAAATATGTATTTGAAATAGTAGAAGATACTAAGGAGATGTTAAATATAAAGAAAATCGAAGTAGTAAATTGGCTTATGTCAGATGGGAAATGTTATTTATATGATGATGCAATTCCTAGTTTTAAATTTTCTGCTGAGTGTGTTGATATTTCATTTAGTGAGGAAGGAACTAGAGGGAAGTTAACAGCAACATTTATAGCATATCCATTTAAAATTTCAACTTTACAAGATGGACATGATATTTGGGATGAGTTTAATTTTGAATTAGATATGGTCCAAGATACTAAACTCGAAGTTGAAAATATTAAAAATATACAATTATATAATAATGGAGCTATAGGTATTAATCCAATTGTTATATGCAGTAATGATATGGAGATAATAAAAGGTACTACTACTTTTAAGTTTAAAGCTGGAGAATCTAAATCCTGGAGTTTTAAGTTGGATAAAGGATTAAATAATTTAACTATTAAAGGAACTGGGGCAATAGAATTTAAATGGTATAAGGAGGTGCTTTAGTATGTATGAAGTTAAAATAATTAATAATAGTAATGAAACAATTATTAATGCAGTAAGTACAAGCTCTGAAGCACCTCGTATAACTGGTCAATGTAAATTTGGCATAAATACAATTGATAGTTTCACTTTTAATATATTACCTGATAATAAAGGTTATAACTTAATTAAAGATTTAAAAACGTTAGTAGAAGTTAATAATATTAAAACTAATAAGAATGAGTTTAGAGGTAGAGTTCTAATTCAAACACCTAAAATGAATTCTAGTGGATTATTAACAAAAAGTATAACATGTGAAAGCGAACTAGGATATTTGATGGATTCTGTTCAAGAATATGGAGAATATCATAATATTACTGTTCGTAGCTTTTTAGAATTAATTATAGACAATCATAATAAGCAGGTAAGTGAAGATAAATACTTTACTGTTGGTATAGTTGATGTTGTTGATAATAACGATAGCCTATATAGGTATTTAGGGTATGATAAGACATTAGATACTATAAAGGATAAGTTGATTGATAGACTTGGTGGAGAATTAAGAATAAGGTACGAAGATGGTATAAGATATTTAGATTATGTGCAAGCTATAGGTGGTAAAAAAGATACTGAAATAGTATTAGCAAAAAATCTTGTTACTATAGAGCAGGAACGTGATCCATCTGATGTTATTACTAGATTGATACCATTAGGAGCCAAAGTAGAGGATAGTGATGAAAGGTTAACAATATCTAGTATTAATAATAGTATTAATTATATTGATGATGAAGAAGCTATATCTAAATTTGGAATAATAGTTGATACAGTTATTTATGATGATGTGAATATAGTAGAAAATTTGCTAAGAAAAGGTAAAGAGTATTTAAAGGAAAATAAAATTAAAAAGAAACATAAAGTAACAGCTTTAGATCTTAGCACTATAGGACTAGATATTCATTCTTTTGAAGTTGGAAATACTTATCGAGTTATAAATCTCTTGATGAATATTGATGAGGATTTAAAAGTTATAGAAAAAACTTTAGATATAAATTCTCCTCAAAGTTCTTCACTTTCTATTGGGGATAAATTTGAGGATATAAAGGATTATCAATTAGATACTATAGCAACTGCAAAGGAGGTTAAAACAGTTAAAGAAACTGTTCAAACTACAGTGATTGCATTAAATTCTGTATCCGTGGAATTAAATAATACAGTTGAAATATTAAATAATACAAATGAAAATATGGGGAATTTAAATGAGATTGTAAAAGCTAATGTAGATGCTACAAATGCAATTGCTAATACTTTAGTTTCTATTAATAATAAGTTAGATAAATTAACTAGAAGAATTAATATGGAGGTATAGAATGGAGGAAAAGAGATTAGTAGCTAAAACATTATCTGATAGTGAAGAATCTTTATATAACAATTCTGCTGGAGCTATAGTTAAAACTATATTGTTGCATAATTCAAATAGTGAGGAAAAGGAAGTAACGCTAAAGTTAGATAGTGTTACTTTTTTATTTACTCTTAATTCTAAAGAAACAAAAATTTTAAGCACTCCAATTGTTACTAATTCAATAGTGGCAAAGGGAAGTGCAATAAATATTCATATATCAGGAATACAACTATAGGAGGTAATTATGAGTATACAAAATTATTTAAATCAAATAAAAACTGCTGTATTCGGAAAAGATGTAAGGCAATCAATCCATGATGCAATAAAACAATGTTATGATGATGCATCAGTTGATCATGACAATGCCAATATGGAAGTTAAACTTGCAAGAGGAACACATGAAACATTAAATGATAGAATAACTGAAAATGAGAAAAATCAAGAAAATTTAAGTTCGCAATTGGAAACTAAGGCGAATAATTTAGATTTAGAGGTACAAAAGGTAAGGATAGATAATCTAATTACTAACAATAATCCTACGGACGGTAATAGTGAATTAATAGATATACGAGTAGGCAGAAATGGCGACGTATATACAAGTGCTGGTGAAGCAGTAAGAAATGAATTAGATAAACTATATAACACTACCCTTAGCTTAGATATTTTGTCTAAAAATATTAATAACGAAGATTTTTTGATTGACAGAACTTACATTGATAAAAATAATGGAAATTTAGTGAAAGAAAATAAAGAACATTGGGTTACAACTTTTCCAATCGATTGTTCGTCTATGAATTATATCACAATCTCTAATTATGAAATACATGACATAAGATATAGAACTTTAACTAAAGATTTAAAAATATTAACATATGGTAAATATTCTAGTAGTAATGCAATTAACGTCTCAAATGCCTTTTTTATTCAGGTATGTTATCCAGTTTCTGAAAAGGGAAAAATAATGATTGAAAGAGGACAAAATAAATCTAATTATAAGACATTCAAAAAAATAGATGTTTTTACAGAATTAGAAAAATTATTCGATTGCGAAATTAATTTAGAGTTCAAACAATACAGCGGTATAAAAGGTGGTGGGTACATTTGGACAAATAGAGTCGAAAGTGAAAAAGATAGTTATAGTACAATTCCTATAGTAGTTACTAAAGGAGAAAAATATAGAATCGAAAATATAAATAGAATGAGTTATTTCTATGATGAAAACATGATGGCATTAAAAAGAATAGAATTTGACGAATTTTCAACATTCGAAGTAGGGGAAAATGTAAAGTATATTGCTTTTTCATGTTATTGTAAAGATGTACCCCTTTCGAAAATGAAACTGTACAGACTAGGTAGCGTTAATGAAGAAGTTTTAACTTCTAAAAAATCTAACAATGCGTATAACAACTCACATAAAATAATAAGTAAATTATACCCTAGAGTAGAGCCTATTTTAGGTCAAAGAAACAATGTGTATAATATACCTTGTATAGGAAGCATAATAAATAAAAATTCTATCCTAGATGTTACGGGTGGACATTTTCTAATAGAAAACAGTATTAAAAAAATAGATACAAAGATAAAAAGGGCAACACATTGTTTTAGTCAACCCAATAATGATTTTTTTAAAGACCCCGAATTACATTATGAAAATGGTAAATATTATATGTTTGCTACGGGATTAGATGTTAATAAAAACTGGGAAATACAGTATGCTACTGCTAACAAGTTAGACGGTAATTGGACTTATGGGGGAACTTGTTTAACACGTGAGGGGTGTAGTCCTTTGTTAACCAACGGTAACATATGGGCGCCGACATTAATAAAAAAGGACAATCTGTGGTATATGTTTATTACAGATGGACGTAATTCATTTTTAGCAACATCATCAACGCTAAATGGAGAGTGGACATGGAACACAAATGTTTGCTTTATGGCATTTGATGGTCATGTTATACATGAAAATGGTATGTATTACATGATTCGAACAACGGGAAGTACGATTAGATATAAAACAAGTAAAGATTTGTTAAATTGGAGTACAGAGTCCGTTATTATGTTTAATACTAACAATTATGACTGGTGCGAGGAATGGACTGAAGCACCTTTTATATTTAAGTATGATAATACTTACTATTGTTTCTATGGTTCTGCTGATAGTGGGGATAAACAAAGATTAGGAGTAGCAGTTTCTAGTTCACTAGATGGGGAATGGGTAGATTTAGGTGAAATAAATATTATAGTCCCAGAGTCTTCAAAGAATGTTTTGGCTCACCCTTGTGTGTTACGTGATAATGGTATTTTTTATCTATATTTCTGTGGTACAGGTGCGAAGAAAACTTCGGATGTTCAAGGTGGAGCAGAAAATTTTAGAATGTTTAGATACAAGAGCAATGATTTAATCAATTGGACACCAGTTGACTATGAAACAAATTTAAAACCAAATTCAAAAGAATTAGTATATCTAAATACATGCGGTGAGTTAGAATTTACAACAGAGGTTCAAAATCCTTCTCAATATCAAGTTGCTTATATAGAAACAGATTCAAATTCTAAGATAATTGAAATTAAAAATTTGTTACCTTATTTAGAAGGAGATAATAAAGTCAAGAATGGATACTTTGACAATAATTTAGACAACTGGCTAATATCTAATAATAACTCAACTAACCCATCAATATATAATGGGACTATATCAGCTTCCATTAGTACTGATATTGTCCAAAAAGGATTGGATAATTCTTGCATACTTACAAGTGAAACGAGAGCGTATGGTGGCATAAAGCAAACGATAAAAGACAACAGTTTTAACGTTGGGGATTATATAGCTGTAAAATGTTATTTAAAAAATAAAAATTGTAGTAAAGTAAAACTTATAACTAATATTAAATGTAGAACAACAAATGATATAATATTCTCTTCAACAAATGAAATAAGAGAGTTTGATGGGTGGACACCATTAACATCTGTTTTAAAAATTCCTAACAGAAACAACACGACAATATATTTTGGTAAATATTCAATTGAAGTATTTATACTATGTGATATTGACAATGGACAACAATTAAATATAAGTGATGTGCAAGTAGTTAAAATTAACAAACAGTTAGTTAATTAGTAATCATTGTACACTAATGCGAAATGTTGGTGGTTTTGTTAATGCTTTAAGAGTTGATAATGGTAACGCAATCGGTAAATTAAGTGGTAGTATAGATTTAAATATGTGCAGCAATGGAAATAATATTGCACAATTAAATGCTCCACAAATGATATGGCAATACCCATCACTACCTAGTGGTGTATCTAATTTTAACGGTAGTTTTTCACAATGTCGTTATGGTAAAGATATGAACGGGAAAGTTGTTATTGAGGGATTAATTAAAGGTTGCACCAATGATATGGATTTATTTACTTTACCAGTTGGCTTCCATCCAAAATACCATAAGTATTTTGCTATACTATCAAATGATGGAAGTAACTTAAATGCTGGTTCAATAATAATTAACTCTAATGGAGTTGTCAGACTTGATAAAAATATTGGAAGTGCTTTTATATCTATTGAGTGTTGTTTTATGGGAGAGCAGTAACTCACTATTTGGATATATAGAAATGGTGATATAAAATTAATTGATAATGTTGGAGATGGTTTTATATCAATAAATATAAAATATCAGGCTGATGGATAAATGAAGCAGATAAAATGTAAAAAAGATGGTTATTTTATAAAATAAACTAAAAAAATTGTGATGTTTGGTATAATATGATATTATATCAATTGAATTCAAGTTGTAGGAGGATAATAAAATAATGCAAAGAAATTTTAATCTTGATTTATTGAAAATTTTAGCATGTTTTTCGGTTGTTGTTTTACATGTAACAGGAAGAGTTGTTTTCGTTAATAATAACTATACTTTAAGCCATTTTTTCTATTATGCAGCATGTATTGCAGTTCCAATATTTTTTATGGTAAATGGATATTTATTATTAAATAAAAATGAAATTACATATAAATATATTTGGAAAAAAATATCTAACATATTAATAGTAGTTTTTAGTTGGAACTTAATAATTTTAATAGGAAAACTTATTATTAAAAGAGAGTTTAATAATCCAATTTATTCGGTAGTTGAAAATTTAATTCAAAGAGGATATTTTTGGCAATTTTGGTTTTTTGGATCACTAATTATAATATATTTATTTGTTCCTATATTAAATAAATATTTTAAGAATGTAAAAAGCGCTGTCTTATTAACTTGTATGTTTATTGGAATAAGTTTGGTAATTGATTTAATTAGTATATTTAGGAGTTTAAATGGAGATTCTATAGTTCAGATTAATGTAATACAAACCTTTAGATTATGGACATGGCTTGCTTATTATTTGTTAGGTGGGCTTTTAGGGAATACATTAGTAAAAAATAAGATTCTAAATTTTTTTAATGTGAAATGGAATTGGGCTATATTAATTTCATCATTAACAATTTCTAATATTTATCAATATAATATGGCTAAGTTATACAATGCAGTTAATGCAGAATATTTTTATGATAATATATTAACTTTTGTATATGTTATTAGCTTATTTATTTTAGTTTTAAGGTTTAATTTTAAAAGTTTAAACAGGTTTATACTACTTATTAGCTCTAATATGATAGGAATCTATATATTACATGCTACTGTAATTAAAGTATTATCAAAATTAATTAGCTTTGATAAACCTTTATTAAATACAATTATTATTTTTATTGTGTTTATATCATCATTACTATGTAGCTGGATAATATCTAAAATACCAATTGTTAAAAAGTTAATATCATTATAAGAATTAATAGGATGGGGATGTCGCATTAAGAATAAATAATACAATATATTGTGTTGATTTTTAATTATCAAAACAATATATTGTATATAAAATTTTTAGTGCGACAGCCCCATTCTTTGCTTTATATATACTTAATTCGCAATTGATTAATATTGTTCGTAAAATCAACTAAAAAAGATAAGCAAGAAGTTAGAGTAAAATCTAGCTTCTTTTTTAATATAAAAAAGGAAGGTGTAAAATGGAAAACTTATTAAACTATTTTAAAATTATTGTAGCAACAATAGGAACTGGAGTAACATGGTTATTTGGAACATGGGACACTGCTCTTATTGTTTTAGTGTGCTTTATGGCGTTAGATTATGCAACTGGAGTATTAAGAGCATGGATAAATAAAGAAGTATCTAGCGATATAGGACTTAAAGGTATAGCGAGGAAAACAGTTATATTTATTGTTTTAATAGTATCGGTATTACTAGATAGGCTATTAAATACAGGAACATGGGTATTTAGAACTCTTATATGCTACTTTTATATAGCAAACGAAGGTATTAGCTTATTAGAAAATTGTGCTGGATTAGGATTACCTATACCAGATAAATTAAAAGATGCATTAGTACAGTTAAAAGATGGAGAAAAGAAAGAGTTAAGTAAAGAGCAGGAGTAGATCCTGTTCTTTTAATTTATAAAAATATATTAAAGAAAGAAGGAATGTAAAAATGAAAATCGGAGTAAATGATGGACATACATTAAGTGGAGCTGGAACTGGAGCTGTAGGAATTATAAAGGAAGGAGAACATACAAGATTAGTTGGAGAAGAAGTTAGAAGCTTATTAAAAGAAAGAGGAAATACAATCTATAACTGTACTGTAGATTATGCAGAAACTACAAATGAAAGTTTAGCTTTGGTAGTGCAACAAGCTAATAGAGAGGACTTAGATTGGTTTATTTCAATTCATTTTAATGCTGGTGGTGGTAAAGGTGTAGAAGTATATACTTATGAAGGTAGACAATACCAAGATGCAATAGATGTTTGTAATAACATAGCTGCATTAGGATTTAATAATAGAGGGGTTAAAGCTGGTACAGGACTTTATGTAATCAGAAGAACAAAAGCTAAATCTATGTTAATAGAAGTTTGCTTCGTTGACACAGAAGATGCAAATAAGTATCTTGAAGTTGGATATAAGGCAATTGCAAAAGCTATAGTTGATGCATTAGATAATCATATAGTTAGTGCTCCAGTAGTAGATACAAATACATCATCTACATCTCAAACTCAATCTACTGCAACAATTAAAGGTGATGATTGGATAAGAAGATTACAACAGGAATGTAATAATCAAGGTTACAGCAAACAAAAAGTAGATGGCATAGCTGGACCAGCAACATTAGCTGGATGTCCTACACTTAGAAAAGGTGCAAGTGGTAATATAACTAAGTTGCTTCAAGAAAAATTAGTTAAACTAGGCTACAATACCAATGGAGTAGATGGAATATTTGGGTCAGGAACATATACTGCAGTAAGAGAGTTCCAAAAGACTAGAGGAATTACTGCTGATGGAATTGTAGGACAAGATACTTGGAGAAATTTATTAAATTTATAATTATATTTAAAAGGGATATATATGTATGATAAAATATTACTCAAGAGGAGTTGATATTTATGGAAGAATTAATAGGAATACTATTGATTGTATCTCCTGGATTTATAGTGAAAAAATTAAAAGATATGCTGATAGCTAAGGAAAAGATTGAAACAGATGTGGAAAATACAATAGTATCAATTATATATAGCATACCAATTTTAGTTGTTAATTTAATAATTTTGATGTTCATATATAAAATAAAAACAATACAAGATATTACATCAAAGTTTAGCGATTTAAAGTTTATATTAACCTATGTAATAGTAAGTTTAATATCAATAATAATCGTTGGATATGGATTAATATTTTTCTCAAAGAAAATAAATAAAGATATATTAAATAAAGTTAGAAAAGTAATAGATGAACCAGAAAGGACTAACAGTTTAAATCCATGGCAAGACTTTTTTAAAGTTGAAGAGAATATGCCAATAAGAATATTTAAAGGTGGGGAATTAATAACACAAGGATTTGTTAAGCATTGGGATGTTGATGGATTAGATGAAAAAGATATTGTCTTAGAATATCAAGAGGGAATGAAAGAAAATCCACAATGCTTTAAAAGGGTAAAAACTACTTACTATAGTGTAATAAATGATGTAGTTATCCAGGAGTTATATTTTGATAAGGAATTCCTGGATAACAATTAATTATTTACCTTTCTTAAATAAAACGTCTAGATTAGAGTTATCTTTGTAGCCAGAACCATTACGTATTTCTTCATATCTAGTACTTTTACCAACTGGTTGAGAAGATGTTGGTTTAGAGCTAGATTTATTAGACATAATATCACCCCCCCTAAACACTTTAAATTCGACAAGAATATAATAAATCCTTCAAAATAAAAATTTAAGGCTAGTAGGTAGGATATATAACTCTTACTTACTAGCCTTTTTTTATTTCCAAAGATAAAATATGAAATTTAATATAAAATTGTATAAAAATATTAAAAAATATTAAAAAAATTATAAATTCATCCGAAAAGTAACCTTTAGTTGAGCCAAAGGTTATTAATTTTAGCATACATTTTAGAAATTAATTCAAATATTTGATTTTCCATAAAATCAATCTCATAATTATTAATTTACATTATAGCTTTCTATAAAATTAATGCAATCTAATGCTTTAATAGTATGAAAACTAATTTGATGAGTAGGATATTTAAATTTCATTAATTCAAAGAATTTTTCCTTATTCATATGACCTAATGAATATGCTTCAATATAATCATATATAGTATCATCAGCCATAGGACCAATAACAACATCATAACTATGAGTATGACCACTACGGCAATTCACTACAAACTCTAACCATTCATCATTATACTCATCAAATTTTTTAATATTTAAAGTATCTAGGTTCTTAATTTCATATACATTAACTATTGAAGTAGTAAATTTACTAGCCCATTTTTCTGCTTGCTCTCTGATATTGGTACAATAAAATCCCCAAGAAAAATCTTTGGTAAATCTATGTTTACGAATTTCAGGATATTCTATTTTCATATAACTGCCATGATATAAAATTTGATTTTCCATAAAATCACCTCACATAATATCAATAAATATATTATATCAATTAATATATTATATCAATTAATATATATAGGTATCAAGAGAGTACTCACAAAGTATCAAATCAATACTATTAAATAGTATCAAAATAATACCCTTAAGAGTATCAAAATAATACTCATATAGGTATCAAAACAATACCCTATATTTATTACTAAAAATATTTATTATATATATTTATTATTTTTTTACAAAAAAGTAACCTTTGGTTGAGCCAAAGGTTATTAATTTACATAACAGATTTAATTTTTGCTATTTCATAACAATTTTCTTTGGTAACTTCCTTAACTTCTTTTAAAGCATCAAGCTTAGTATTAACTTCAGTTTTAAATTCAGTTAAGTTAGCAGTTTGTTCTACAACATTATCTAGCTTTTTTTCAATTCTTTCTTGTACTTGTTTTAATGTAGAAATATCTTGCTCTAGTACATCAACCTTATTTTCTAATCTATTCATTTGTTCCTGGATTGGTTTTAATTTTTCATCAAGCATTTTGCTTATAGAATTTAATAAATTTTCCATAAAATCACCTCACATAATATCAATAAATATATTATATCAATTAATATATTTAGGTATCAAGAGAGTACTCATAAAGTATCAAATCAATACCATTAAATAGTATCAAAATAATACCCTTAAGAGTATCAAAATAATACTCATATAGGTATCAAAACAATATCCTATATTTATTACTAAAAATATTTATTATATATATTTATTATTTTTTTACAAAAAAGTAACCTTTGGTTCAACCAAAGGTTATTAATTTTTATATATTATTTTATTATTTTAAATTATTTTCATCATTATTACTAGAACTATTAAGATAATTTTCTATCAATTCATTTACTAAATCACTTAATGATATTCCTTTATCAAGGCATTTCTTTTTTGCTTCTAAAGTTAAAGCTTCTTCCACCATGATAGTTAATTTTTTTCTCATTATAATTCCTCCTAAAAAAGATTCTTTATTTAATATTATCATATTTACGTAAGAAAATAAATTACGTAAGAAAATAAAAAAATAAGTTGACAATTACGTAACGGCGTATTAATATAAATATATAAAGTAATTACGTAACGACGTGATGAGGAGAGGATTAAATGTCAAAATCAAAAGTATCTAAAAATTTCATATCATTTAGACAATACATTAGAACTAAGGACTTATGCGTAAATGAACAATATCTTTTAGAATTGCTTTTCGAGTTTCATAATCATAGCTTTGGTTATGCTTATCCAGATTTAAAAACTTTGATGAAAGCATTTAATACAACTTCTAAAAATAGAGTAATTTCTACTATAAAAAAACTGGAGAAAAAAGGTTTAATTACAATTGTTAGAAAGTTTAAAGAAAATAATAGATATTTTATAGCAAATATAAATGAATTTATTGCTATAGAAAATACTGTAGAAAATAAAAAGACTACAGAAAATAAGAAAGTTCCAGTAAAAGCACCTGTCGATTCTAACGGTAATTTACCTTTAGAAGGACAAATAGATATTGAAGAAGTTTTAAAAGAAAATGAGAGCCAATCTGACAAAGTTAAGCTTATATTAGACAAGTTTAAAGGAATTATATTATCTAAAAAGCAAAAAGAAGTGATTGATAATACTGAAAAAGGCATTTTAGAAAATGCAATTGCAAGTATAACTGTAGATAAAATAAATGCTACTTATCTTCTTGGAGCAATAGAAAGAGCAAAGACTAAATCAAAATATTTAGTTGATGGAATAAATCCTTTTAAATTTAACAATTTTAAAGCTAGAGAATATGACTATGATTCATTAGAAAAGAAGTTGTTAGGGTGGGATAAGCAAGAAGATGTAATTGAAGAAGAACAATTACCTTTAGGAATTGGCTGGTTAGGAGTTTAGAAATATGAGTATAGATAGCAGAATAAGAGAACTTAAAAGAGCAATATTGCATGAGAAGAATAAGCAAGTAAGAAAAATTTATAAAGAGCATATAGAGTTTTTAAAAACTCAAATTTAATAAAAAATTTGTTTATAAAAGAAAAAAAGGCATACCAAAGATGGTACACCACACAATCACAAATTGAGTATACCATCTTGGATGTAAAAATTCAAGGGGGATTTTAAAATGAATTTTGAAGAAATAAAGATGATTTTAGACATTATGATAACGTGGCTATTTTGGGCAATAGTACATTTAGTTTTTTTATTGTCAGTTTTAGTTACAATCAGATTATTTTTAGGAGTAAGTATTCCTAAGAAGTTACTTGAATTAATGAATAAATAATTAGGAGGTAAAAAAATGAAATTAATAACTGTTGATATAGGATCATTTAATATCAAAACAAGTGAAGGGATTATTTTGGAAAATAGATTTGAATTAGATAATAATGCTGAAACTTTTGGGGGAGAAGTATTAAGTTTTGATGGAAACAATTATTTCTTTGGCAAAGGAGAGTTTAATAAAACTTTTTCAAAAGCTCATAAAGAAATTGAAGTACCATTATTTTATGCATTATCAAAAAGTAATGTTTCAGGAGAAGTAAATTTAATATTACACTTACCAGCAAGTCAAATGGCAATGAAAAACTTAATAGTTGATAGGTTACAAGGTCATGAGTTTACCTATAAGGTAAATGGTGTTGAATATAAAACTATTTTTAATAAAGTTGGTGTATTAAGAGAGGGATGGAGCTCATTTTATAGCCTATCTAAGAGAAATGATGGATTAATTGCAGTAATGGATATTGGGGGGAGAACAACTGATATTTTTACATTTAACAACGGCATTAATGAAAAAGAAAAGTCGCTTCCAATAGGAATGATGGATGTATTTAACGATATAGCTGATAAATTGAATGGACAAGGCGAAAATAGAAGATTGGAAGATATTCATAAGTTATTAGCAAATGAAATAATAAATATTGATGAATTTGAATGTGTTATTTATAAGTATGCAGCAAAGATAATAAATGATGTAAAAGTAACCATAGATAACCTTAGTGATTATAAAATTTATCTAACTGGGGGAGGAGCAGAGTATTTTATAAATGTTCTTGATAAGAAATTTAGAATAGAAATTATGAAGAATAATTTATGTTCTAACTGCAATGGAAGCTACAATATTGGAAAGGCAAAGGGGTTAGATAAATGATGTATACAATAAAGCACCAAAAAACACTAAATAACACATACTGTACTTATTAAAAGTTAAGTACCTTATATTATAAAATTGATGTAAGGTACATAATGACACGAGGTGTGCAAATGAGGGTCAATTTAAGTTTGAACAAAAATAATTCTAAGGATGAAAGAATAATTAAATTTTTAGAAAGCAAGTATAATGCATCAGCTTATATAAAAGAAGTTCTATACCAATTATCTTATGGTGGAATTCAGGAATTTGGAGTTAGTATTGGAAATAGAACTGATAGTAGTAAAGAGATTCCTGTTGTAGAAGAAGAAGTTTTTGATGAAATAATAGGCGTTGATGAAATTATTATTTAGAATGAGGTGATTATATGGATTTAGAATTTTTAAATGATGTTGAATTAGAATCAACTAGTCCTATAAAGTCTATAAGATTTGCTGAAAATGAAATGTATTTAATTAAATATATACAATTTAAAGAAAGAAGATTTTCAGATTATGTTAAAGAATTAATACTACAAGATCTAGAGAAGTATATAGCATTAAATAACAAATTAACTAAAAATGATATAATAGAAATTGTTAAAAAAGTTATAAATAATGAAATAAAGTAAGAGATAGTGAATAAGGATTGACCTTATTCACTAAATTCATTATCACACACAAATAAATCGCTAGAATCAACATTAAATATTTTGGCAATATTACACAGTGTAGATAACTTTATAGGATATTTACCATTTTCTAAGTCACAGTAATATGATTTACTCATATTTAGTAGTAAAGCCATTTGACTTTGGCTGTAACCAGCATTAATCCTAAATTCTTTTATTTTTAATTTATACATTTGAATCACCATAATTATAATTACATTTTTTTTAGTTCTATTCAAAAGCAATTAATGTTAAAAAATTCATTAAACTAGGTAAAAAAATATAATTTGGAAATAATGTTTACAACGGTAATACGTGGGTAATACAAAATTATTATAATTGGATTAAATTACATAAAAAAATACAATAATATAATACAAAAAATGTAGTAAAATGTCGAAAGAAAATTAAAAAATGTCGAATAATCCGAGTGGCTCGAACAAATTTTATTGTATAATTGTAATATACAAAATATAATAATTTGATAATTGAACGTATGTTTGGTATAATATTATAAACAAATGATTATTTGGCGTTGGTACGGAAGATAAAAATTTGATAATTCTGTTTCTAGAGCAATAGAAGGAAGGGGAAAAAATGAATAAAGAATGTAATGATATAGCAATTTTTATAAAAAACAACAATAACTTTACTAAAAAATATAAAGGTAGAGCTATTGTAACTATTAGAGATATAAAAGAAATATTTGGAATTGATATAGAATTAAAAAAATTAAATAAAAGTAATAATATTTTTCCTGGGATAGATTGGAATGGGATAGGTGGAAGAGAGAAAGAAGAGTTTGAAAAACATAATAATGTTAGATATGAAGAAGAAACTATGTTTTTTTTGTATATAACAGGTTTTTTAAAAATATTAAAAATAATTATGGAAGATGGGGAAATTAGATTTTCCATCAATAGAAAATATAGTGCTTAAACAACACTAGACATATTGAGAAATCTTAATATGTCTAGTGTTATATATTTTATAGTAAGAATAAACTTACAACATAAATGCTTTAATTCTTCAG